GGATACACCCCGCCCCGCGCGGCCGTCGTGCCCGCTGGCGCGCCCGGCGTGCCCACCGCACCGCTGCACCTGTCGGCGCATGAGGCCGCCGAGACCGTCGCCCGCATGGTGTCGGGTCGACGTGACATTGCTCACGCCGAACTGGCCGACATCACCGCGTCGGCAATGGTCGACGCGACGCCGCCGCAATGGCTCGGTGAGCTGTGGGAAGGCCCCGCGCAGACGCGACGCCTCATTCCGCTGATGAACCGCCGCGATCTGCGGTCCTGGCGGATTCAGGGATTCGCGTGGGAAGAAAAGCCACTGGTGGCCGAGTACGACGGTGACAAGGCGGAGATTCCGACCGGCCCGGTGTCGATCCAGCCCTACGAGTCCGAGGCGACCCGCTGGGCAGGCGGCCACGACCTCGACCGCAAGTTCTTCGACTTCGGCGACGCCGGGATTCTCGAATCCTATTGGCGCGCAATGAACGAGAGCTACGCCGTGGTGACCGACAACGCGGCGGCGACGTGGCTGGCCGCCAACGCGAAGGCGGTCGGATCGGCTACCGACCTCACCCGCGCCATGATTACCGCATCGACCGCCGTCGACGACGCCCTGCACGTCATGCCGTCCTACTACCTGGCGAACCCGACAGACCGCCTGGCGCTGCTGTCGATCACCCGCAACGATCTGCCCGCCTACCTCGACCTGTTCGGGGTCGACCCGCGCGCAATCGTCTGGACCAACCGCGTCCCGGCCGGAACGCTCATCGCCGGGGCCAAGCCCGCCGCGACGTTCTACGAACTGCCCGGTAGCCCGCTGCGCGTCGAGGCCGAACACCTCTCCCACGGCGGCCGAGACCGCGCCATGTTCGGCTACACCGCCTTGACGCTCGACAACGCGGCCGGTCTGGTGAAGGTCACCATCGCGGCCGGTGGCGGCGCGTAGTGACCGCTCCCCAGCCCCAAGGCCCGGCCACCGTCGAGGCGGTGGCCGGGTGGCTGGGCATCACCGAGGACAACCCCGACCACGCTCACGTCGTCGAGGTTGTGCCCGCCGTGAACGACTTCGTGCGGTCGTTTCACACCGTCCCGGCCGAGGGCCACGAGTGGCCGCCGATGGTCGTTCGTGGCGCGGTGATGCTGGCCGCGCGGATCACCCGCCGCCGCAACAGCCCGGCCGGTGTCGAGTCGTTCACCGAACTAGGCCCTACCTACGTGTCTCGGTACGACCTCGACCTGGACCGCCTGCTGGGCCTGGGCAACTATCGGCAGATTGTGGCGGGCTGACATGTCGCAACTCTCGGCTGCCCTCGACGACGTGGTGACCGCGCTACGCGGTGCCGGTATCCGCGCCACCACCGACCCGCGCGACCTGTCGCTGCCCGGCGCATGGGTCACCGTCCACGACGTCGAGGCCGCAACGCTGTGTGGCGGCCTGGCGATCCGCGCCGACGTGTGCCTACTGGCCGCCGACAACGGCGCACCCGGCTACGTCTCGACCCTGGGCGATCTGCTCGACACTGCGATGACCGTGCTCACCCTCGACGAACCGGCCCGCCCGGCCGTCGTCACCCCGCCCGGCCTCGGCCCCATGCCCGCCCTAGTCATCACCACCACCACCTAAGAAGGAGACACCCCGACAATGGCGATCAAACGACCCCCGGTGGCGCTCGGCCCCGGTTCGCTGGTATTCGGCACCGCTGGCTCCAGCCTTGACATTTCCTGCCAAGTCACCGCGTGCAAAGTGACGTTCGATTCCGACAAGGAGGACGACCTACCCACGCTATGCGGCACGACCATCACCGGCGAAAAGACCTACACATCCAAGTTGGAGTTTTCCGCCGCCCAGGACATTGAAAAGGCCGGTATGACCGACTGGTCCTGGACCAACGCAGGTAGAGAGGTCCCGGTAGTGTTCATCCCGCGTGAGGGTGAAACCGCGACGATCACCGGCACCGTCGTCGTCGACCCGGTGGAGTTCGGCGGCGACGTGAAGAAACGCAATATCTCCGACGCCGAATGGGACTTCGTCGGTCTGCCGTCGTTCAAGCCCGACGACACGGCCGACTCGACCGAATACCCGCCCATCGAACCATAGGCCGACGCGGTGGCCCGCTTCCGCGTCAAGCTGTACTCGGACACTGAGATTCGCGCGAAGCTGCGCGAAGCGGGCCTACGCATGTCGGAACTGTCGGGGCCGACTCGGGCGGCGGCCGACGAAATCGCGGCCAACGCCGAGGCCCTGGCCGCCAAGCGAACCGGCGTCATGTCGCGGTCTAACAAGGTCACGATTCGGCGCGGGTGGGGCCAGATACACAACTCGGTTAAGTACGCCCGTTATCAGGAGTACGGCACCAAGTACATGAACAAACACCCGTTCATGCGGCCCGCCCTGGCATCCGTCGACGTCGTGCGCTATTACGACGACCACGTCGACGACGTAATTATGTACTCAGGACTATGAAAGGCACTGTCAGACATGGCAATTCAACGAATCATCGTAGACGTGGCGATGCTCGACGGCACCGAACACACCGGCGTCGTCATCACCACCGCCGACCGCATGAAACTCGCATCGACCGCCCGCCGCCACAAGTGGGGTTCGATGACCGACGATCCCGACCGCTCGATTACGTTCCTTGCCTGGTGTGCGCTGGAACGTCTCGGCCTGTTCTCGGGCACCTGGGATGACTTCGTGGCGCAGTCGGAAACCGTCACCAGTCCCGATGCGGTCGACGTGGACCCTACCCCGACGGCGACCCCGGCTATCTGATAGCCGCGCTCGCCGTCGCCCTGCACTGCCCGCCCTCGGTCATCGCGGCCGAGTCCGACGAAATGCTTGCCACCCTGATCGACATACTCGAAACCCAGGCCGAGGAGGCCCGCCGACATGGCTAACAACACCGTGCGCGTGAACATCGTTTCGCGGGCGGATAATTCGGGGTTTGCCTCCGCGTCGCGGTCGCTGGCGAAGTTCTCCGCGCTGGCGACGGCCGCCACTGTCGGCGCGGCCGGGGCCGCCCAGGCGGTCGGTGTACTGGCCGTCGCCGGGGCCAGCCTCGGAGCGCTGGCGGTGCCCGTCCTTGGCGCGGTCGTCGCCGGATTCGAGGGCATCAAAACCGCCGCGTCCACCGCGTCGGCCCCACTGGCATCGTTTAAGGCGGCCATGTCGTCGTCGTTCGCGGGCATGTCTACCGGATTCAGTGCCCTCGGCGGCGTCCTGGGCGCGATCACCCCGCAGATGCAACAGGTCGGCGGCGCGATCACTGGTGTGTTCAATCGGGTGGCCGCGTCTGTGGCGGCGAACACCCCGGCCCTGCAGTCGTTGGCGACCAAGGCCGCCGAGTTCGTCACCCGCCTCGGTCCCGGCCTCGACACTCTGGTGTCTAAGGTTCTGCAATTCGCGGAATCGATCAACGTCGACGGCATCTTTAACCTGTTCTCCCAACTCGGCCAGCTACTCGGCCCGCTGGTGAACCTGTTCACCAAACTGGCCGGGGCCGCAGGGCCGTTCGGTTCGACGCTGGGCATCCTCGGCGGCGTCATCACCGCAATCACCCCGGCACTAGTGCAGGTGGCCGCCACCGTAGGCCCGGCCTTGGCCGCCGCGTTCACTAACCTGGTCCCGGCGATCACCGCCGTAGCCTCCGCGTTCGCGTCGTTCGTCTCGGCTATCGCCCCGGCCCTGCCGCCGATAGCGTCGCTGGTGTCGGCCCTGGCGACCGGCCTCGGCCCCGTCCTGCCCGTCATCGTCGGCGCGCTGGTCGCATTCGGGCCGATAATGAGAGTCATCTCGGCCGCCACCGCCGTGTGGACCGCCGCACAGTGGGCGCTCAACTCGGCGATCTTGGCGAACCCGATAACGTGGATCGTCATCGCCATCGTGGCGCTCATCGCCGTGATAGTGCTCATCGCCACCAAAACGACTTGGTTTCAAACGATCTGGTCGGCCATGTGTACCGCAGCCGTGGCCGCCTGGCAGTGGATCACTAACGCCGTGTCGGTGTTCTGGGGATGGATCACCGGCGTGTGGTCGGCCATTGTGGCGGCCGGTGTCGCTGCCTGGCAGTGGATACAGAACGCGGCCACCGTCGTGTGGAACGCAATCTCAGCCGTCGTGTCGACCGTCGTCGCCGTCATCTCGGCCGTCGTGTCCGCCGTGGTCGCCGCAATCGTCGGCTACTGGAACATGGTGCAGGCCGTCGCATCGGCCGTGTGGAACGCAATCTCAGCCGTCGTGTCGGCGGTCGCTGGTGTGATCCGCGCCGTCATCACTGGCGCGATCAACGGCGTAGTGGCCGCGTTCAACACGGTGCGCGGTGTCGCCTCCGGTGTGTTCGGTGCGATCCGAGGCGTCATCGACACGGTGGCGAACGCGATTTCGACCGTCGTCGGGTGGGTGCAATCGCTCATCTCGGCTATCTCGAACATTCACTGGCCCAGCCCGCCTAGCTGGCTGTCATCAATATTCACCGCCGACCCGGCCGGTGTCGGTGGGCTGTCCGCGTTTATGACGCCCCGGTGGGCGCTGGCCGACGACCGTTCCCTGCACCTGGCGTCGGGCTACCCGAGCGCGGCGGCCCTCGGCTCGCTGGCCCGCCTCGGCGCAGGCTCGACGACCATCGACGCCCGAACCATCGTCAACGTCGACGGCTCAGGCATCGCAGACCCGCAACAGGTGGCCGACGCGGTGGCCGGATCGTTGGGCCGCAACGACCGAACCCGTAACCTATCGTTCGCCGTGCGGCTGGGCGGCTAGTCATGGTCAACCCCCAGCCCCGTATCCTCGTCGACAACGTTATCCCGCTGCTCTGTTACACCAAGGTCGACGACGACGGCCGCCCGGTGCTGCGCTCGACCTGGCCGACCCTGCTCGACTCCATGTCGATTACCTGGGGCCGCGATGACGTGTGGAGTCAACCCGAACCGGCCGTTTGCACGCTCACGATGTGGGAACCGGCAGAAATGGCGTCCGACCCGACGAATCAGAAGTATTCGGCCCTGTGGAAGATAGTGAACCGCAAAGGGATTCGAGGGCCGCTCGTGGTGCAGACGCCGCGCAACGGCAATAACGACCACTGGACCATCTTTCGCGGCTATATAACAAACATTGACGTGAAACCGCTCACCGTCCGAACCGAACGCGGCCCGACCGAGGGCTGGGCCGTGAGGGTGCAGGGCAGTGACAGGTCGGCATTCTTCGGCCAGGAGAGCGGCCAGACGATGCACCTGAACCGTACGACGATGCAAGAGCGCGCCGTGGATATTCGCATTCAGGGGTCGGGCACACTGGTCCGCGAAATCTATTTCGAGGACCAGTACAAGGCCGGAACCGTGAAAGCCATTGACATATCGGACAAGTCGATTCTCGACCTGGTGAACGAGCTCTACGCCTCTTTCGCTGACCAGTGGACCTACAACCCCCACCGTAACGTGGCGATCCGCATTCCCTCGGGGTCGACGTTCTCGCCCTACACCCTGTTGCTGGGCGTCACCACCGCCGAATCGGGCACTAACACCGTGCGGCTGTACCCGCCGCGTTGGGTCGACCCCACGGGCAAAGAAGACCCCCAGGACCAAGACGCCTACCCCTCGGGCTATATCGGCGGGGCCGACGTGGCCGGTGACGTGGTGCTGTCGAGTAACGCGGTGCAGAACATCA